TTTATTATTTTTTTTTTTTTTGTTGCTGAACAGTGATTTTGTTTTCGTTTGTTAGCTCTTAGTTGTTGGAGGCGTATGTTTGGATATAGCGGAGTGCCATATCGTTTGCTTTCTTGACGGAGGAGTATCCGTAGAAAGTGCGCTGCGCTAGATATAGGTCACCGAGCCATACATCAATCTGTACTGCACTTGGTTCTGCTTCTGGTCGGACTGTTAGCATCCGAATGTCTTTGAGGTTTTCTGCTGTGATTGTCATGATTACTTACCCTTCTTGTTGATTGATTCTTGTTGTTCGTCAAGCCATATTTGGAAAATAGCAACTGATGCAACTAACTCGTTACATAATTGCCCTGCATCTGAATCATTACTGAAATCAATTATTGTTTTGGAATCACGCATAATTTGATTTGCTTGCTTCATCAGGTCTTTTGCGTAGCGGAAGTTGCTACGTACATCAGCCTTAGTAGTTTTATCCATGATTACTTACCTGCCTTCTTTGCGATTGCAATCAACTTGATGATTTTAACTGCTCCGTGAAATGACTTGATATCGCGAAAGTCATATTCTTCCATTCCGTATCCATCATAAGCATTTACCTTGTAGCCTTCTGCGAACCATTGAACATAGATAGTTGCAATTTGCTTACCATTTCCTTTGTATGTGTACTTGATTCGTGTATCAGTTCGTTCCATGATTGCGCCTTCTGGGGATGGGCCGGCAATCGCAACGATTGAATCAAGATGTAAAGCCTGCTTGTCAAGGAAGCGAAGGATTGTTGCATTTGATGCTGCATGGATATCTGTTGTCATTTTGTTTACCCTTACTATTTTGCTGAACTCGTCAGTAGTGGCATCTACCACTAGACGTACCGACTGTTCCACCAATCGGTACGTTTCGTTCTGTTGCGCTATTCGCTGTATTGTTTGGCATCAGGATTTTGTCTCAAGCAGTTCTCCGTAGTCATTGACCCTTATTTGCATTGCGCTAGGTGATTCATGTAGTCGCTCTTTCGTTACTGGATGTAACGACGTCGTTGAAATCAAGCACTTGATTTTGCATGAATCGGCTCCTCACCGAATCATGTAACTGAACATCGTGTAACAGTTCAGCCCAGTAATCTTGATATCGTTATCGCGTAAATCACCACAGACATTTCATGTCGGGCGTTGCCTTATTTAGTCTGACTGATTACTTACTTGTTAATGAATACCTGAATTCGTGTAACAGTTCAGGATGAAGTAATCTCGGATATCTAACTTCTCTATGTAATTTAGTAAGCATTTCAATTCGCTGTCACTTGATTGAACTCCCGAAGGAATCATTTAGCATTCAATCAATACACCAGATTTTGAAACCTGACTTTGTCACCTAACCTACTAACGGCTCGCCTTGACGATACCCCGCTTTGGTGCGACAGGGTCAGTTTACAGCCTCACCCTGCACCTTGACAACCCAAGACACGCGCCCACCTGCTTTGATTCTAGGAGTCCTTTCTAGCGTTCCTAGGGGAAGGGGTCTAAAATCGGCTTATGGCTACTTCACACGCGAATCTCCCGATAACACAGATTGATATTGCTATTCATGAAGTAGCCGTATCTATTACTACGCAGAACTCATATCCAGACCAGTTAGATGATATGAGTAATCGCGCTTTGAGTTTATTACAACGGATACTTGATAAGGCGCAGGAACAGGGAATCGATGTTCGCCGTTTCAGTTACTCTGATTACGAGAGCGACCTAGAGGATGAAGAGGAAGACGCAGAATAAACCGCGTTAAGAAGTTGCTAACTCCCCAGCACCACCGAGATATGCAACTGCATCTATGTAGTTATCTGTATGTGTTGAGTCGTTGGCAATTCTGGATATTTTGACTAGAGCCATCATGACGGCTACTTGTTCTGGTGGAATCGAATCTTCTAATTGCAAGAACTCGCCCCACATTACGCCGATTCGGCGGTGGTTATCCCAGAAATCTCCGTAGGTTTGTTGGCGAGCATCTGTAATCAAACAACTTGCTTCTGCTAATATCTCATTCATTTCCATTAGATGATTCCGCCTTCCGCTTCGTCTACTGCATCATCAAGATTTCGACCATGCTCTTTTGAGCAGTCGTCACAATTCTTGCACATTAATCTAGCCAAATCTTGTAAGCAGCAGTTACTCTGCCCTTGATTGGGTCAATGAAGTGAAGTCGCTGTGACGGAGTCGCGCTTGCTGCCAACATGACACCAGCATACCGATTATCTGACTCTGTACTTCCTGTTTGGTATACGGAGCCTTGTCCGTTTGCCATAGCCCATTCAGCGTGTGTGTGGTAGTGACCGATATACACATCTCGGAAATCCCAAGGATATGCTCCGCTTCGCCAGCGATTCGCGTGTTGAACGATTGCACCCGGACTCGCGAAACCATTTCGCCCGACTTCATCTCCATGGATAAGTAACGCTTTGTAGTTACCGATTTCGACTCGCTGAATATCCTCTGGACATTCTTGCCACGTAAGTCGCTTTTCACCTGCGAGTAACTGCCTCGCCAATTCGTAGCACATTCTGTCAAAGTTATCGGAGCGCGGTACGTTATCTCTCTTGCTTCCAATTCGCCCATGATTGCCCCATTCTGGTACAACAGTTACCTTCTCGTAGTTAGACAGAGCATATCTAACGCATTCCACTAGCAATCTGGATACGTTTACGTATTGCTCAAAGAGTGTCGCATCAATCTCAAATGCTTGACTAGGGAAGTTGAATAGACCTTCAACCATATCTCCGCCGAACATGATTGTTAAATCTTTAACTGGGTGGTCGGCTCGCTGAATATTGGTAATCGCGACTGCCTTTTCACAGAAGGACATGACTCGCTTGTGCATTACCTCGCTGTCGTAAGAAGCAGTCTTCTTCGCTCCTTGCCAATCCGTTAGATGCCAGAGTGCTACTTCCGTTTTGGTTTTACGCTTGTCAGTTACAGGCTCTTTGACTGGTGGTATTTTTCCTACTGTTAATACAGCATCATAAGATGCTTGAATGGTTGCTTCAACCAATTCATCTGTGCGCTGTTTCGCTTGGAGTAACTGTTTCTGTGCGCGTTGTAATGCTTTGCGCAGTTCGTTAATCTCTGGGTCGGTATCTTTTTCTAGTTTATCCAAATCATCATTTAGCGTCACCTGTACATATCCCCCTTCGGTGTCTTCCGATAGTCGAAGAGCCAATGTCATGACCATTCTTCTTTAGAACGACAGCCAAAGCAGTATGAGTAATTGCTTTGTTGGTCAGGCGTTCCTTGAATATTTCCGCTTCTTTAGGGGGCAGACTTTTAATCAGTTCGCAGAGTGAACACCATGCGCGCCGAGTCTTAGGGAAATTGCTCTCATCTTTGAGGTCTTCCAGCAATCCCATTTTATTTCTTCTTTGCTGTCTTCTTGACTGCCTTCTTCGCAGTTGGGTGAGCCATTTTATCTACTTCTGTTACAAGAGCATCAGCAACGATACCGAATGCTTGGTCTTTAGGGTCAATAGCGCGGATAGCGGGAGCGATTACGCCAGCGACTACAGCCATTGCATAAGCCCACGCATCTGTGCTATGAATAGCAAGTAGTGGAGTTACTTCTGTGAGGACACCTTGAAGATATGACTTGATAACGCATTTCATTGTTTCATTGACCATTCTAGTTTCCTTCCTCTAGGGGCGAACAACAGCCATAACAGTAGCATATCCGCGTTTCTTTAGGTATACGCCATCGCCGTTACTTTGAGAGCCTTTTCCGCTTGACGTATTGCCTTCAATAGTCCATAGATATTTCTTGCCATCGTTCTTGATTACCAACCCTACGTGGTCTGGCTGTGAATCTTTATCAAATTGAAAGAATGCAATATCGCCCTCTTGTGCTTGCCCTAGCGGAATCAACTTATTGTTTTTAGTAAACCATTTGAGTCCAGCATCGCAAGAGGCGAATCCCTTTGCGTTCTGGGCTGCTACTGATTTGCTTGCGCCAATCTGTGAGAATAGCCATGATACGAACATGGCGCACCAAGGTTGATTGTTCAATCCGTACCATTTTCCGTAGCGAGTATCGTTATTCGCGCCCTCTTGATAGCCAATCTGTGTTTTAGCAATACGTGTAATTGCTTTCATTGTTATTCGCCTAACTTAGTCTTAAGGATAATCAAGTCGGTTTCAATTCTGTCTACTGCATCCTTCATGGATTCCCCGCCATTGTTATAGAGTTGATATTCAATGCGGTCTAGTCGCTTATTCATTTTGTAAAAGAATCTACCCAATGCCGAAAAGATAACGATTGTTTCGCAGAACGCCCAGATTGCGCTGAATAGCAAGTTTCCATTGGATAGCATGATTGCACCTTTCGGTTATGTGGTTATGTAGTTTCCAGAGATATAGAAGTAGTCGTTTGTAGCCAACGCCTTTGGTTGATTGTATTTCATTGGAGTCAATGAACCAGCGGATGTTGGATGGTACATTGTAATGGTTGTACTACCTACAGCCAAGTCGCCAGCCAAGATATAGTGGGCATTTGCTGATACGTCATGCAATCCTGCATCTGCCAATAGATAATCGTAACCAGAAGCGATTGGCAAAGTAAGGGTATATGCACCTGTTCCAAAGTTGGTTACGTTGGTGCATGACACCTTGATATTGAAATGAATCTGCTTGCCTATCTTTTGATATACACCGACTGCGGGAGTTCCTGTATAAGCCAGTCCAGTACCAGACCAAGTTGAGGTAAATGAAACGATAGGGCAACCAGCATTGTTATCGCCGAATACTACCCACGCACTTCCGTTCCAGTATTTCATTTGAGTTGCGTATGTGTCGTAGTACATATCGCCTGTACGTGGATTAGTAGGTGTAGTGGTATTGAAGTTTACGTTGGGTACATTGAATCTAAATGCTGTTTCAAGTGCGCGGATACGGCGGTCTAAATCCCAGAACATTTCCGATATCGTTGGTGGCAGATTGATATATGGCATGGCTCTTCCTTACGATGTTGGGTCAGCGAGTGTTAGTGTAACGCGCTCTGGACCATCTTCTCCGGGCTGAACACTTATAGACACAATACGTTTCACTACTGATAAACCGAATCCAGCACCATAGTTAGGGAATCTATCGTCTGTGATTCTAAGTAGGCATTGGTCGCCTGTCTTGTATGAACCGAGGACTGGGTCAATGTAAGCAGGAATTACAATTTTCGGTGTAGATACAGGTAACTGACGAGCCGTTACAGCACCAAGAGTCTGTTGATATAAAAGAGTCGGGTCGTACTGGTCTGTATATGTGACAGTATCTTCAAGTAACGGCCATCCTTGTTCAATCAAGTTGGCAGTAGGTGTTGCTTCTGCGCGAATCTTGGCTTCATTGGAGTTTGGACCGATTCCGTACATTTTGTTTACAGTCTGCGCGCCATCATCTGGCCATTCATACGTCACGATATTGCCGGGAAACTCAAAGACTAGCGCACTAGGAGAAGCGGCATTGTAAACAGTTCCGCGATAAGGGTAGTCAGTACGTGCATATTTACGTGGTGCGCCGAATATGTCATAGGCTACGTCAATATTGAAATCGAAACCATTTTGCTGATTGCTCAAATCCTTGATAGCAGCAAATACTTCTTTGTACTCATAATCGTAATAAACGCGAGTAACTAGAACTCCTGATGTATTGCTAGGTACTACAATTCCAATGTTCGCACCGACCTGTTGCTGCATCTTAGTAATTAGATTTTGAGCAACTGTTAATTGGTCTACGTTCTGATATACCAATGCTTGATTGCCACTCATGTAGTTAGATGTAATACGTGCGTGTTCTAGATATGAGCCAAACTCTCTAGCAGTAAATGTGTAATGCTGCGTGTCGCTATCCCAAGTACGCAGCCAAATGACACCACCCCAGATGAGTACGCCATCTCGGTCTACGTAGATAGCAGTACGAGCAGTGATTGTGCTTCCAGATATGTCGTATCCCAGTTCTTGCGCATCTGAACCAAGAATAGAACCAGAAAAACTACCTGCTGTATTAAGTACCTGCGTAAAAGAAACATTGGTCAATGGCAATTCAGCCAAGATTGCGTTTGTTCTAAGGTCGGCGAATAGGTATCTGTATTGCGTTGCCATCTCGACCCCCGATTAAATGAATACTTGTTTGAAAGGATACGCAGGAGTTGTTGAATTATTATTCATTGTCTGTGTAGACAAGTTCTGAATAGTAACCAAACCAACTGATTCCGTTCCAGTTCCTGCTGCATCTGTCAGCGTAGCGGTAGCAGAAGTATAAGACGGAGTCGTGTAAACCATAGTTGCCGATGCGCTTCCGCCTGTAGTGGAGATTACGTATGTTCCTGTTTTAGTGCCATCTGTAGGTAGCGTAGTTATGAAAGTAGTTCCATAAGATGTATTGCCTACAATCGGGCCACCGATAATCATAGAAGTTCCAGATATTTTGATTGCTGTTCCGTAAGATAGGAAGAGCACACGTCTGAACTCCAGTCACATCACGATCTCGTATGCCGTCTTCTGCTTGAAAAAAAAAAACACAAATTTATACTTAGATAGCTAAATCCATAACAACAACAGACACACAAAGATCAGATCACCACACTAACACTCTCGATAATCACAGAAGC